CGTAAGGGCTTGCTTGACACAACGAATCCGTACTTTTTGATCCCAGGAGATGCGATTACCTCCACCAACATTTTGGACGTGGTAACAGCGTATGAGCGTGGGCTTCCTGTACATGCTAAGGATCAGATCAAGCGTATATTTATGAGCGTGAAGGATGTGGAGGATTATCAGATCGCTTACGAGGACAGGTTTGGTCAAAACAAATTCCAAGACAGCCCGACACGTACCCGCTTGGGCAAGCGTGAGCTTATTGCTATCCCAGGATTGAAAGAAGGTACTATTGTTTCCACCATAGAAAACGGTTTTGTCAAAATGGTGGATATGATAGATAATCCAGCAACCATTACCAGCGTGCAGGTGGATAAGCGTATTTTGAACATACTCGGCGAGTTCACCCTTGGGTATGATTTTGCAATCAATGAGCTCACCTATGTATATACCTCGGATGCCAGCAAGAAGCGCGGGCTTAACAATGCAGACTTGAACAAGTTGTACTATCCAGAGGAAAGTTTGCAGGTATAATGTAACTATTAATTAGACAAGTATGGCAAAAGATAATAACGAAAACGGAGAACTAACCCTTGAGGAGCGCGAGGCGCTCCTTGAGGATCGCTCTTCGGAGCTGAGCGCTCGTGAAGCGGCTGTGGATCGCAAGGAATCAGAACTGAATGACATCGGTACGGAGCTGGAGGCACGAGAAAAAGCCCTTGACCAACGTGAGCAGGCCCTTGACGAAAGGGAAAAAGCCCTTGCCTTGAGAGAAGCTTCTCAAGAGGGTGCAGGCGCCCCTGAGGTATCAGAGGAAAAGAGAGAAGGACATGCCTTTTCTTTTCGTGGAAAGCAGTACCAGTTTGCGGACGATGCGCCCTTGCAGATCTTATTCGGTGGGGAGCGCTACACTCAGGAAGAGTTGGCCGCAGATGAGGAAGCACTCGTGCAGCTCATAGGCGGGGGAAGCGCTCTTATTGTAAAGAGTGAAGAGTAAAAAACGAATAAACTTAAAAGATAAAAGAAATGGCTACAAATTGTTTTGATAATGCTCCTTTTGAGAGCTTGGACAGCTGTCCAAACGACGAGGTGAGCGGGGGTATCAGTACGCGTGTGCTGTATGCGCCTACGGCCTTCCTCGACAAATGTGTGCTCCCTCCTAATACGGGGGAGCTGGGCAAGGCTAACACCATAGAGGAAGGAAATCTAACCCTTGTCACTGGGAAGACATGGAAGGGGATAGACCTACAGATCAACGAGAACGAACTAAAGATGAGCCTTGTGGGCAACGCGGGGAACAAGAAGGCAAAGACAGACCTTGAGGCTAAGATTCCGCGCTTTTCGGACAAGGTGCTCGACTTTATCGGGCGCTACAAGAACGTGCCTATGACCTTTATTGTGCCTGATGCTGTAGGTACTTTGTGGGTAGTGGGAACAAAGATTAACCCTGCCTTTATGGATTCTGCTGATGCTACTACAGGCAAGAAAGCCGAAGACGATTCAGGGGTAACACTGAAGATCACCACCAACTCCAAGTTGTACAAGTATGCAGGAAGCATTGCTGAGGCATAATTATTAATGATTAACGATTAATGCTCAATGATTAATGGCAAAGGATCAAGTAAATAAGAACATGGCGACTACTTCCCCCTTAGAACAGGGGGAGGTTAAGCGCCTAAAGCCTAATCTGGAAGAGTGCTTCGAGGTGCTGCTCCCTGGAGGGCGTGTATACTACACTGGGGAGAAGGAAGTACAAGCAGGGTTACAGATCATAGACCTCTCGCGGGTGCCGTACAATGCCTTGGTACTATACATCACGGGGTTTAAGTACTTGGCGCTGAAAGAGGGGGCTGTGGCGCTCTTCTCGGAGCTGGGCGCAGCGACCCTTGAGAAGCTCATCGCCCAGAAGCGGGAGCACTACCCTAAGGACGTGCCGTACTTGGAGCGGGCGCTGGAGATGAAAAGAGGAGTGACTAATGATTAATGATTAATAACAAGTGACTAATGACTAACCACTGACCACTGATAACTGACATTATGGATTATAAAGCTCAATATAGGGAATTGGTTAATGAGTTGGAACGCCTTGGAGGAGATCTTCGAGGCGTTCCTCGCTACTATTCCTTAGAAGCAGAGGCAAAGGTAAGGCGACTTATCAAAGAGCGATCCGCCCAGCCCACTTGTGCGCCTGAGTCACAATCCACCTCCACAAGTGGGGTGACTCCACAGAGCGGAGAGCCCCCACAAAAAAGCGGGGAGCCAGCAAAAAAGACGGATTTTATTGCCGATTATCCTGTGGCACTGCATGGGGTGTATAGGGCTAAGCAAGAGGCGTGGCTCCGTGCCTGTTCGCTGAAACTTACACTGAATGCCGTACCTATGGAGGACGAAGTCAAAGCCTGCGAGATACAGCGGCAGCTATGGCAACTCTTCGAGACGATGGACAATTGTGATGTGATGCTGCAATATTGGCGTGATCATAAGAAGATCCTTGAGCCAGTCCAAGAGGATTACAGCCGCCTTACCCCTATGGAGCTTGTACAGCGCCGCAACACATTGCGCAGTAATATAGTATCACGAGAAAAGAGCTTGGCCAAGTGGGAAGAACAAGCAAAGAGTGAAGAGGGCATGACTGTGAGGAGCTTATGGGTGCTCAATGAGAAGATCGCCAAAAAGCGGGAGGAAGTGGAACAGATGAAACTACAAGTGAAGGAGATAGAAGCATTGATAAATGCCAATAATGATTAATGATTAATGGGGTAAAAAATTTTTTTCAAAAAACATTTGGTAGTTTCAAAAAAAGTCGTACCTTTGCAACGATTTCACAAGAGCAACACTTGTTTAAAGTTGCAAAATACCATTATAAACCTATATCCGTGGAGGTGTCGTATAGCCGTAATGCTATACATCAAAAGCGTAAGCTCTTGTGAAATCAGCACCCACCCACGGATTTTTATATTTATATATTATGATTTCACAAGTAGAAAACACAGAGACAATGCTTCCGACTGCGGAGGCGTTGTATCCCAAAAAACCACAGACACCCCGCTCCAAAGGGTTATTGGAAGACCTCTACGAGGAGGTAGCCAAGGAGTATTTTTATTTTTTAGCTAAAACATTTGGTAGTTTAAAAAAATGTCGTACCTTTGCAAGGTCGAAACAAGAGCAACACTTGTTTAAAGTTGCAAAATATTATTATAAACCTATATCCGTGAAGGTGTCGTATAGCCGTAATGCTATACATCAAAAGCGTAAGCTCTTGTTTCGACAACGCCCACTCACGGATTTTTTTATTTTATATACTATGTCGAAACAAGTAGAAACCACAGAGACAATGCCTGTAATGGAGGCCTTATATCCCCAAAAACCACAAGCGCCCCGCTCCAAGGGGTTATTGGAAGACCTCTACAAGGAGGTGGCCAAGGAGTATTTTCAAGAAATTCTTCAGGAAGCTCGCGGAGAATGTGTGATCAAGGTAGGTTCCAAGAAGAACAGCTATACCGGAAAGATTACCGATGAATGGCGTATCTGTGCGCTCCATCAGGAGGGCAAGGGGAAAACCTTTGCCACAGCTGTACTCTCGCTCTATGGGGCTATCACTTATGCTAAAGTAAAGGAAGGAGGTGTGCTATGAAAGAAAACAGACTACCACGCCCGCTCAATGAAGTACTCGGGAGAAAGCTCGCCTATTGGATCGCCGAGATAGATGGTAGGTTAGATCACGAGGATGATTTCCAAGAAAAACTCTTGCAGTTCCCTAAGCTATTGGAGGACTCATCTTTTTTTGACAAGGAAGAGGAAGCCTTTATCAAAGATATGTTTCTGCACATGCTCTCACTGACCTTTATCGTGCAGCGGCACAAGGAGGAAATAGAGCTATTCTGCGAGGAATACAACAATTTAGGCTGTTAATAAGAAAGCGTATGGAAGATTACACAGAAGAGATTCGGGAGCTGATAGGGAGGTATTACAGCCCTATAGCGACCACCGATAGCTGGGTATGTACTTATAAGAGTACCCTTGAGCTGCTGGCTATGGTAGTGGGGGTGATCCCCACTACCCCAGTAAGCGAACACGATATCTACGAGCTGATGAAAGAAATAGGTTTTGCCATAGAACTGGTGGAGCAGGAACAAGGCGAAGCCTTCTTGTGGAAGCTGTATAAGAAGAGTGAAAAGTAACAAGTGAATAACAAAAATTAAAAGCAATGGAAACAAAAGTAACAGACATAGAATTGCGTAAAAAGCAATTAATAGCCGAGGAAAAGGAGTATTGGATGGTTGTCGGCGGGCTTGGAGTGATCATAGGCCTTGTGGCAGGCTTGGTGCTATGGATAGCGGGGGTAGTGCCTTGGTGGGGTGCCTCACTGATCCTTGTGGCCACAGTGGCGTATTCCTCCTATACGGATGTGATCGGAAAGCGTTCGAGCGATCGCATACAAGCCATACAGGACGAGGCAGGCTTTGCCGCTCTCAAGCAGCGAGATCAGGAACGGGAGCGAATAAGGAAAGGGGCATTTTGGCTTATTTTTGCAGGAATGTTTGCCTTTGGGCTATACCTATTTAGTCAGTATACCGATGCAGCGCTGGGTATGATTATTGTATTTACATACTTTGGCGTATGCTTCCTTATCGCGAGGTACTTATGGCGAAAACTTTTATAGTGACCAGTGACAAGTAAAAGAGTCCTTTCCTGAATGGAAAGGGCTCTTTATTTTTGCAGTGGTCAGTAGTCAGTGGACAGAGGCTGACAGCTGACAACTAACCACTAATCACTGACAACTGACAACTGACCACTAATAACTAACACCTGTAAAAAATGGCAAAGAAAGTAACGACAGATTTGGTCATCACGATCAATGGGAAAGAGATAGAAGACAGCTTCACAGGGATATCCAAGGAGGTGAAGAAGTTGGAGAGAGATCTGAAGAACCTTACCCCTGGGACGGAGGAGTTCAAGAAAAAAGCGGAGGAACTGAAGGAGGCTAAGGCGCAGTTTGAACGAGTCAAAGGAGAAGTACAACAGGCTATGGCGGCGCTTGATCAGGTAACAGGGAGTGCTGAA